TTAGAGCGCCACATTTTTATATATTGTTATAGATTTTTTATTGTCATTTATTTCAGTGATCAAGCCATTGACTATTTCATCTACTATGTAGGTATTGTTTTTCTCATCATATTTCAAGTAAACTAATTGAGTATTATTTATTTTGTTAAGAATGATTATATCTTTTTCTAAGTTATTAAAATCAAGTTCAAATTTTGTATTATTTATTATTTCCCAACTCATATTTATAACACCTCACAAATATTTAACTATTTCTTTCTGTGTACTAGGGTACAAATGTCCGTACCGTGTGCTTACTTCCTCTATTGAAGAATGTCCTAACCTTTGAGCAATAACCATTAAACTAGCACCATGATTAATTAAAAGTGACGCATGGCTATGGCGTATTTCATGAATTACAATTTTAGGGAAGTCGGTAGGAAGTAACTTATAAGCGTTAGTAAACCAACGATCTATTTTTGACTCGCTAAATGCTTTGAAAAATGTACCGAATAACACATATTCACTTTTATATATGTTATTATTTTGATACCAATTCAAATATTCTTTTAAGTCGTCCATCATGTGAGTGGGTAAGTAAATATCACGTATGGCTGCTTTTGTTTTAGGGACTGTCACATCGCCGTGATAGTCCGTTTTGTTTATGTGGATATAATTATCATCAAAGTTTATATCTTGCCACGTCAATGCTCGTATTTCGCCTTTTCTAGCGCCACTATAAAACAGTAATTTGAAAAATAATTTTTGTTCAATAGTAGGTAGCACTTCATAGAATTGGTTAAATTGATCTAGCGTCCAATAATTAAGGCGTTTGTTTGATTCAATTTCAAAATTACCAACTAATGAGGCAACATTTGATTTTAAATCATGGTACTTCATAGCGTGGTTAAGTAAGGACACTAAAAACACATGCATTTTTTTAAGATATTCCCCTGAATGACCTTCTTTCAATTTCTTGTTTTGAAATTTCATAACATCTTGTGTCGTAAGATTAAAAACATCAATTGAATTAAAATGAGGTATTAGATGATTATTTAAATGTGTCTTTAAGGATTTAACACTTGAAGCTTTTCGACGTGCAGAATACCAATCTAAATATTCCTGAGCTAACCTATCAAAAGGCAATTTATTAATTTGTCCTATACCTTCCAACTCGTCCATAATCTCATTGCATATTTTCACAGCCTCTTTACGCTGCTTAAAGCCAGAGCGTTTTATCTCTTTTCTTTTATTGGTTTTATCATAATAGGTAATTCTAAAATAATATGTACCACGTTTAGCGTCTTTGAGGATATTGTGGGATAGGTTTAAATTATGATTCATTTAAACGCCTCTTCGTGAGTTACTAATAATGTCTTTTATTTTATTCAAAGATTTTTTTAGGTTATTTTTTTCGTTCTGTAAAAATTCTAATTGATCGCTGATCTCATTTAATTCTTTACCAAAAACTTCTACTTTAACTTCTGATTTGATTTTTTCATTATCATTCTCAGCATTCTTAAGTTCTGTATTAGCACTAGAATATATTTTTTTAATATGTGCAAATTTCTCTGATTCTAAAATGATTTTATCATAAGTTTTCATTAATTCATTTTCAATTTTGCTTTTAATGTGAATACATATAGTTGTATGTATATTATTTCTGTCATTATCATCCAATTTAAATCCTTCGAAATATTTCGTATTGTATTTATCTTTTAGATGGAAAGAAATATCATTTATTGGGAAATCGTATATTTTTTCACTTATTAACGAATCTTCTTCAATATTCATCGAATTAATTTTGTTATCTTTAACAAAGTATTCATTACCTTGTTTTAAATAATTTTTGTAATATGTTCCATTTGTTAAATTGGCTATTTCATATTTGATTTTATTTAATTCTTGTCCGTTTGAGGCTAAAGAATAAATATATTTTTCTAACACTTCGTCACTAGGTGTTCGTTTTTCAGTTTCTAATGAAGCTATATAACTATATGAATAACCTATTTCGCTTCCTACTTGCCTAGTTGTCATCTTCTTGCTTTTTCTTAAATCACGTAAATATTGACCTAAAGTTTTTTCCTTCAAAAGTCACACCTCCACGAATAAATAATAACATTTATTAATTCACAAGTACACAAATTTTTGAATTTTAGCTTGCATTTAATGATTTTATAACTTAAAATACAGTTGTACACAAAAATGTGTACTTTAGAAAAGGAGGAATTTTAATGGCAAGTGTAAATTATCCGATGTTATACATCGCAAGAAAAGAAAAGGGAGATACTCAAAAGAAAGTAGCTCAGAAATTAGGAATAACTCCACAACGCTATCAGTTGAAAGAAAGTGGCAAAGCTTATTTCACATTACCAGAGGCTAAAATCTTGAGTGAAATGTATGGAATGTCAATTGATGATTTGTTTAGTAAGAACATTAAAGTAGGTTCATAGGAGGATAAAGAAATGAAACAACAAGTAGTAATTACAAAAAGCGCGATTGGTTGGTTTAATTTGAAGGATATTGAAGGAAATATACTTTTAAATATTGCGCCTGATGTATTTAAGAAACATTTTCCTGAGGTTAGTCCTAACATCGCAATTGCATGTATGGAACTAGACATTAACAGAATTGTTGAACTTAAAGATAAGAAAGTGAGTGTGTAGGAAATGAAACAAGAACAAAAAGATGTTATTCAAAATATTTATACAACGTTAAGTATGACTGCTGGGGATAAAGCGACAGAATATGAACATCGTTTTGAAGAAGGCCATAATGAATGGATTGAAGCAGTGAATCGCGAAGAACACTTGCAAGCAATAATCGAGTGGGCTTTGCAACAAATTGAAAATAATTTTGATGGAGTGAAATAAGATGATGACAGAAATTTTAAAAGCATATGATGATGTAGCAGTAACGGCTATGAAAGTGTCTCAATTAAGAGGTGAAGCAGATAGACTTTCCGAATTAACAGGTTATTTAGATGAAAAAGCTAAAGCGTATAGAGAAGAAGGTGACATTTTAGGTGCTGAAGCAATCGAACTGATTATATTAGATGATCTAGGAAGTGATTTTGATAGTGTGTATGGTCAGTTTCAAGAAGAAATTAAAACTTGGGAACAAAAGTATAAAAGATTTGAAAATGTATGTACTTTTTACGGAATATCTGTACCTTCATTAAAAAACGAAAAAGTAATAAAACTCTACAAATAGGAGTGAAAAAATGGCTGCTAAATTAGATGTGAATAAACAAAATATCATGCACGCTATCAACTGGATTATTAAAAATGAAGAAGAAATTATATTTGAAAGTCAAAATCAGTTAAGTTTCTTCAGTCGTGAAGATTTGGAGAAAATAGACTACTGCAAGCGTACTTTAGAAAGTTTAATTGAAGCTAAAGAAATTTATAATAAGCAAAAAATTAGTTAAGGAGTTAAGTAATAATGGAGTGGGAATTAAGAAATTTATTTGATGATTTAGAAGTAGTACAAGAAAAAATTAATGATGTCGTAACATCTTTTGTATGGTTTGATGATGAGTATTTCACACATGAACCTAATCATATGTTAACTAAAAAAGAAATATATACGCATGGCTGGAAATACCACGAGCAACGGATCAAAAACACACAAGTTATTGATTTAATGCTTATGTATATGAAAGATTTTGATGACATTATGAAGAAAATCCGTGAAATAGAAAAAGCGTCATCAGCGAAGTTTGGCGACGGAACTGATAACGCATAAATGTTTGGAATAGTTTAAAAAACAAGCATGGAATGGCTTATTTAACACATTTTTATTTTACCATTCCGTGCTGGATTTTAGAAGTGTTTAGGAGGAATTTAATGGCAATTAAAGAAAAAGATAAGATAATTGAAGTAAATGCGCTAGAAATACCCGAAGAATTAAAAGAATTGCCACAATGGGTATTATGGCGCGCTGTGTGGAATGAAAAGCGACAACAATATGAAAAAGTGCCTTATAGCTTTAACGGGTATCGTGCAAGCTCAACAAATAAAGATACTTGGACGATATTCGATGCAATTCATAACTTGTATGAAGAAAATAACCGATATGACGGTATAGGCTTTATGTTAAGCGACAATGATAAGTACATCGTGCTTGATATAGATAATGCTATTGATGAGAACGGTCAAATCAATTCAGATTTAGCATTAGAAATGACAGAACTAACCTACTGTGAAATGTCGCCTAGTGGTGCTGGATTACATTGTTTTTTTAAAGGAGAATTACCTGAACAACGTAAGAAAAAGCGTTCTGATTTGGATATAGAATTGTACGATAATGCTAGGTTTATGACAGTCACAGGTGAATCAATTGGACAATCTGAAATTTGTTATGAACAAGAAATATTGAATAATTTAGTAGAACGATTCTTTAAAGAAGAACAAAATTTTGAAACTACTTTAACTTATGATCCTAATCATAAAAGCGAGTTATCAGATGAAGAAATTATAAATCTTATGCTGAAATCTAAACAAAAAGACAAGATTAGTGACTTATTGGAAGGCAACTTTGAAAAGCATTTTGCTAGTCCTAGTGAAGCAGTCCAAAGCTTATTGCATTACTTAGCATTTTACACTAATAAAGATAAGCAGCAAATGGAACGTATATTTTTAAACTATAATAATTTAACTGATAAATGGGATAGTAAGCGTGGAAATACATCGTGGGGACAGTTGGAACTTGATAAGGCTGTAAATAATCAGAATGAAGTGTATAAGAATCCACATTTTAACATCACAGTGTGTGGAACTACTAACAACATAATTAAAAAAGATAGTTGGTGGATAGTGCCAGAGGAAGGTTCTAACAAGAAACCAAAATTTGCTCATACAGTTATGGCTGAGTATATTCTTCAAGAATATCATATTGTAAGATACCCTGATTCAGATGGAGATGTTTATATTTACAATCCTGAGAGTGGTATATACAAAATTGATAAAACAGGTCGTAAACTGAGACAAATTATAAGAAAGCTTGAAATTTTAAAAGACAATCAAGTTAAGGAAGTAAGAAATTATATCGTTGATACTTGTAAAGTTGAAACTGAGATTTGCCAAGATTATGTAGTGGCTAAAAATGGTTTAATTCATTTCAAAACTAAAGCGTTCAGACCATTTACACCTGAAATTTTTGTGATAAACAAAATCCCTACTGCATATAATCCAAACGCTTATGATGAATTTGTGGATAATACTATAAAAAAAGTATCCTGCAATCATGAGGCTACTAAAAAGAATATTTATGAAATGTTCTCACAAGTTTTATACTCTAATTTACTGATAGATAAAATGTTTTATCTTTTGGGTACTGTGGCAGACAACGGAAAATCAACCATATTACACATGATAAAAGCTACTTTTGATAGTGGGGGCCAAATTTCATCAGTTAGCCCACAGAGATTAGCAAATAATAATTTTGCTGGTTCAAGTATGTATGGAAAAATGGCGAATATTGTTGATGATTTACCTAATGTTGAAATTATGGACACCGGAAATATTAAAACGACTGTCACAGGTGGTTATTTAGAGATAGAAGAAAAAGGTAAAGGAAGCCATTCAGTGCGTATGAACACACCATTTATTGTGGCTAGTAATCATTATCCTAAATTTAAAGAAAGCGGCGAACAAATCAATAAGCGGCTGCATATTATACCGTTTGAGTACAGTTTTAAAGATGATGAGAACCGTCTGAGTGTATCTGAAAGTACCAATAAAATTTATAGTGAAAGCGCAAAAGAATACGTGCTTAAGCTAGCAATTGATACATTAAGCGATATGTTAGAGCGCAAAGGCTCATATATCACACCTAATGAACGATCTGATAATAGTATTGAGATATTCGAAGATAATAACAATCCTCTAAGTGAATACCTTGAGTTTAGAGATTTAGATTATTTTCTAACCACACCATGGACAACGATATACACCGATTATAGAGCTTTTTGTAATAACAACTATATCAGAAATCCGATAGATAAATCTGACTTTAAAACGATAATTGAAAATAACTTTAATATTGTATGGAAAGGTTCCGTTAAATTCACAAATGGTGAGAAATCTTTTGTGAAACCTGGTTTTAGATATAAGTAAAAAACTACTAAAACTACCTAAAACTACTTTTTCACTACCTACTTGAGAATAGTCATACCAAGAGATTGAGCGATTTAAGTAGTGAGTAGTGCTAATTTTAAGCATTAGAAAATATTTTATATATGTAATAGTAAATAAAAAAATATCACAGTGAGTAAAAAAATAAAGCTACCGACTACTAAATTAGTTGAAACCGTTGATATGACTGACTTAAACCGGGTAGCGAGTTGGTAGTTTTTGGTAGTATTTTATTAAAAAAAGCTACCTCATAGAAAAGGAGATATAAAAATGACAGATATTAATAAACCTGAACATTTTGAAGAATTAAATGAAGTAAAGAAAAACGCACTGTTAGAATTCTGCTACTCAATGAATAAAATTAAAACTTTTAATACTAGACATTCATCATATGGATTGAAACACGTATTTGAAAGAAGATACAGAAAAGTATTATCTGGCACTTTTGAAAGTAGCTATGTGACAAACGGGCAGTTTAAAGGTGCAATGTTAAAAGCTGGATTCGATGTTAAAGATAAAGCTCAGTTGAATTGGCATTTTAATGTCAGTGAAAAAAGCATTAAAGAACTAGATGAAAGATAACTATAAAACTACCACAATTGGCTTTATAGAGCCTTTTGTGGTATAATTTAGGTAAATAATTAGTACCAGGTACTAAAATAGAACGTGTACAATATAAAAAGAAAAGTAGGTGACGATGTGCCGAAGTGGATTAATAAGATGTTGGGACTGGATAAGATAGAACAGACCACAGCAAGACAGTTTGAAATGCTTTCAGGTAGCTTTCAATCGTTTTCGCAGTTTAACGGAGATGCGTATTCAAATGACATATTTCGAAGCGCAGTAGATGCAATCGCTCGACATATTGCGAAGTTATCAGGCAAGCATGTGAACGATACAAAAGACTTTAATAACTATAAAATTAACCGATTATTACAAAATAGACCTAATCCATATATGAGTGGCTATGATTTTCTTTATAAAATCGCAACGCAATATTACTTATTCAATAATGCGTTTATCCTTATTCAAAAAGACAACAAGGGAAATCTTACAGGACTGTACCCACTGACACCAACAAGCGTTGAGTATGTGGTCGATGGTGCAGGCGAGATGTTTCTAAAGTGTTTATTCAAAGATGGGGAAATCGTTCATTTCAGATTATCTGAGGTGGCCATATTACGTCGTCACTTTAATTCTAATGAATTACTGGGCGATGATAATTCAGCCATTATGAATACGCTAGAATTGGCTCACACGCAAAACTTAGGTATGGAATCAGCAATTAAAAACTCAGCACAAATTAGAGGGATATTGAAATACAATCAAAAATTAGCAGATCCTAAACTTAAGGAAAAGAAAGATGCGTTTATGAATGATTATCTTTCTATGAGTAATAACGGGGGCGTTATTCCACTTGATACCATGCTTGAATACATTCCATTAAAAACGTCAGATGTGCAGATTGACACATCACAAATGGAAGTTGTTAAGAAGAAAATATATGACTATCTAGGTATCAATGAGGATATTGTGACAGGTAAATATGATGAGAACACATGGCAGGCGTTTTATGAGTCTGTAATAGAACCTTTTGCGATACAACTTTCATCAGAACTTACGGATAAGATATTTACTGAACGTGAACAAGCATTCAGTAATCGTATTATTTTTGAATCATCTAAATTACAGTATGCGAGCAATCAATCTAAATCAAATATGATTAAGGAGTTATTGCCATTAGGCTTACTTACAATCAATGAAGCACGTGACTTAATGAACTTAAGCGCAGTTGAAGATGGAGACGAAAGAATACAGTCGCTTAACTATATAGAAAAGACGCTAGCAAAGAATTATCAGATGGGAGATAAGGAGGTCGGACAAGATGAAGGAAATTAGAAGTGCAGATATACAAGCAGAAACTAGAGATGATGAGATGGTGCTTGAAGGAACAGCAATCGTTTTTGACAAACCCGCACTGATTAATACGCCGACAGGTTCATATACCGAAATTATCAAACGTAATGCGCTGGACGGAGTGAAGTTCAATGACACAAGACTTTTAGTGTCACACGACCAGAATCGTCTACCATTAGCTAAATCACCTAAAACTATGGACGTGTGGCAAGATGATGCAGGTATGCATTTCAGAGCTAGGTTGGCAAACACTAGTGAATCACGTTCTGTATATGAATCAGTTAAACGTGGTGATATGTCAGGCGTTAGTTTTGGATTTACTGTATCAGACGGCAGTCGGTACGATGTAGAAACAAGAACACGCACAATTACCAAAATAGATAAAGTATTAGAGTTTTCTGTGGTGAACTTTCCGGCTTATTCGGAGACATCTGTTGAAGCTAGAAGTCAGATGCAGGAAGCAGAGAAAAGACAATACGAAATTAATCAAGCAAAAATAAATCTAAATAAACTACTCATTAAGGAGATCAGATAATTATGTTTAATACAGTAAGTGAAGCATTTAACTATTATCGCAATTCTTCATTAGAAGATATTGAAACAAGAGCAGCACAAATTAAAGGGACAATCGACACAGACCCTAATGCAGATGTTACTAAACTCAATATTGAGATTGAAGGCTTAAACCAAGCTAAAGCAAATATTAAAGATAAGGAACAAGAAAACGAGAAAGGCAGTGACAAAACAGTGGAACAACGTTCATATAATCCAATTACAGGCGCACAATTACGAGGACAACACGAAGTGCCAACAAATAATATCTTTGGTTCAGAGGAGTACCGTTCAGCATTCTTTAAAACAATGTTAGGTAAAAACTTAACAGATATTGAACAACGTACATTTAATAGAGCAATGGAACAACAAGACATCGAACATCGAGCAGATGAATTTGCTTCATCAAGTAATTCAAGTGCAGTTATTCCAGAGCAAACTTTAAATGAAGTTATTAAGAAAGCACGTACACAAGGCGGCTTATTAGCAAACGTTCGTACGTTTAATATGCCTACTAAAATTCGTATTCCAATCGGTACGCCACAGGATCGTGCAGAATGGCATACAGAGGGCGCTTATGTAGAAGCAGATAAACCAATCACAGCATCAGTTCAATTTGAGGCTAACGAAATCCTAAAAGTATTCTCTATCTCAGTGAAAGCTAAAACAATGAGCATTCAAGCGTTCGAGTCTTACCTAGTTGAAGAATTAACTAACTGTGTTGTAGAAGCGATTGAATACGCATTAATCAATGGTACAGGTAAAGGACAGGGCGAAGGTATCCTAACAGGTATCAAGTGGGACGCTACTAATAGTGTAGATGTAACAGGTAAGTATACAGACTTCACAAAAGCATTAGGTATGTTATCACGTGGCTATGCACAAAATGCGAAGTTCGCAATGAGTAACGCAACTTTATATAACCAAGTGTATGGTGTGATGGATAACAATCAACGTCCTATCTTTATCCAAGATGCGCAACGTGAGAATGTGGGCTATATCTTTGGTAAACAAGTTATCATTGATGACAATATCGAAGATGGCACAATTATCTTAGGTGACTTCAATTATGTAGGTTATAACTTACCACAGGGCATTATGCTTGAGTCATCACGTGAATCATCATTCCGCAGTGGCTTAATTGATTATAGAGCTATGGCAGTGGCAGATACTCGTGTATTAATGAGTGAAGCGTTTGTTAAGTTAACTACTACAACAGCTGAAGCATAAACATTATAAACCAGTAAGGGCATCAGTGATTAGCTGGTGTCCTTTATTAATAAATACACCGATAAGGACCACGGTCCCACTCGGGGAAAAGGAGTGAACGCTATGATTTTATCAATAGAAGATGCACGTAATGCTTTAAGAGTTGATGGAGATTTTAACGATGATATTATCATTCCATTAGTTGAGGCAATACCTAACTACTTATATATTACCACTGGTCGTGATTGGTTAGATGAACCAGTGCAGCCATTAGCACAAACAACAGCAAAGTTTATACTTCAGTTATGGTTTGATCCTCAAACACAAGACAGTGAACGATTAAAGCGTACAATTGATAGCTTATTAGGCGCATTACATGCATTAGGAAGTGAGTACGATGGCTAAAAGCATACCACAAGCATTTTATAAATCGGCTAAATGGCAGAAGTGCAAGAATAGTTACATGGCATCTCAGAATTATATGTGTGAAAGATGTGGAGATGTGGCGTCTATTTGTCATCATAAAGTGTATTTAAACGCAGAGAATTACACTAATCCTTATGTATCATTGAACCATGATTTGTTAGAAAGCTTATGTCAGACATGCCACAATCAAGAACATTTCGGAAGTCCATCAACAGGCGAAGGATTAAGATTTGATGAAAAAGGAAATTTAATAAAAATATAATTTAATAAAAAAATAATACCCCCCCATGTTGTTGGTGTGAAAGTATTTGATGGGAACCGGTGCTGGGCTCAACTTTTCCTCCATTCGATATTTTGAAAGTTTAGGGGTGCCTAATAATTACTTTAAGGAGAATAAAAAAATGAATAAGATATATAAATCAATTAATTTAGAACAACTTAAAATACAAATTGATAAAGATGATAATATTAATAAACCAGTTGCATATGATTTAATAGAAGAATTAAATTTCATGAAAGAAACAATGAACGAACTGAAAAATACTGTACGTACACATGGCGCAACATACATCTTTAAACAGGGCGAACAAGAATATTTAAAAGAAAGTCCTGCTATGAAGTCATACAATACGACAGTTTCGAAGTATAACGCCACACTTAAGCAATTACTTTCTCTATTGCCTCAAGAAGTAGAAGAATCTGACGCATTTATGGACTTTGTGACTAATGGCTAACTACATTGAACAGTATTATAAAGCGATAGAGAATGGCGAAATTGTGACTTCTAAACGTGTGAAAAAACAATATCAAAAACTAATTCAAGATATGGAACATCACGACAAATATATCTTTGATGAAGCTAAAGCTATGCGACCAATTCAATTTATAGAAAATTTCTGCCGTCATTCTAAAGGTGAACTTGCTGGTAAACCATTAATATTAGACCTATTTCAAAAAGCCTATATTTCGGCACTATTTGGCTTTGTAGATAAAGAAACAGGATACAGACGTTATACTGAATCATTTTTCTTTGTTGGTCGTAAGAATGGTAAGACAACCATGTTAGCAGCGATTGCTTTATACATGATGATTGCAGACGGAGAAAGTGGCTCAGAGGTGTACTCAGTTGCATCGAAGCGTGACCAAGCAAATATATTGTTCGACCAAGCACATGAGATGATCGTACAGAGTCCTGATTTAAATAAAAATATTCGTAAGCGCAAATCAGATTTATATTTCAGTCATAACTTCAGTAAGATGCAATCACTAGGGAAGAACTCCAATTCATTAGATGGATTAAATGCGCATCTTGTCGTGATTGATGAGTTACATTCCATTCAAGATAGAAATCTTTACGAAGTAATGAAACAATCACAGTCAGCACGTACACAGCCATTACTTATTATGATTACAACAGCTGGAACACATAGGGGTACTATCTTTGATGATTTATATGAGTATGCTTGTAATGTGGTTGATGGTAATTTCACTGATGATAATTTCTTGCCGATTATGTATGAGTTAGATCATAAAGCTGAGTATAAACTTCCTGATTGTTGGCAGAAAGCTAATCCTGCTCTAGGTGTATCTAAAAAGGTTGAAGATATTGAGCGTAAAGTGGCACGTGCACAAAATAACATGAATGACTTAACGGGTATCTTAACCAAAGATTTTAATATCCGTGAAGTGACACACAGCGCATGGCTTACGTTCGATGCAATCAATAATGAAGATACATTCGATATTAAAGATTTTACAGGTTGGTATGCGATAGGTGGGGCAGACCTTTCTATCACAACAGACTTAAGTTGTGCCACATTATTATTTATTGATCCTGAAACTGAAATGAGATTCGTTCATCAGATGTATTGGTTGCCTGAAGATAATTTATATAAACGTGTGCATGAGGACAAAATACCATATGACAAATGGCACGAACAGGGGCTATTAAGATTATGCAGTGGCAACACGATTGATTATAGCGATATTACGGACTGGTTTAATGAGATGATGAATGACTATGATATAACGCCACTATGGATATACTATGATAACTATTCAGCAAGGTACTGGGTAGATGAAATGGAGGCGTACGGCTTTCACATGGTACGAACGCCACAGGGGGCTAAAACGTTAAGTTTACCAATGCAAAACATGGGCGCTGATTTAGAGAAACATAAAATCAATTACAATAATAACCCGATTTTAAAATGGTGCTTAACTAATACAGGTGTAGAAACTGATAGAAACGGTAATATCGTCCCTATTAAGAACCAATCACCTAAACGTCGTATTGATGGCGTGGCTTCCATGTTAGATGCGTATGTAGGTTTATTTGATAACTATGAGCAATTTTTAAGAGCGATGTAAGGAGGTAAACAATGGCATATCATTATAGAAATAAAATAGAAATTTTAGAAGAACAAGAAAATGATGGCCCTGAGGCGTTCGGCTCAACTAAAGTTGTAATTGCTACACCTTGGGCAGATGTTAAAACAATGAAAGGGAATGAATTTCAACAATGGAGACTTACAGCAAATAAAGAAAATGTCCGTTTCATTATTCGATATAGAAAAGGAATCAATCCACGCCAATATGTTAGATATAATGGAAAAGATTATAATATAGTATCGGTTACTAATGATAATGGAATGAATCAAACATTAACGATCTTTGCAGAAGCTAGTGATTAAAGCCTTATTATATAAATAGGGCTTTTTTGATGCTGAGAGAGCCACTGTGTTGCATCGAAAAATTATTTTATGTATAAGTGTATTAAAAAACGCCACAAATAAATGTGACGTTTCCGTAACCCAATTGTAAGATTCTGAGAACAACTTAAATTTAAAGATTCATATTAATGACCATAAAGTCAATTAAAGAAAACTATCAAGATGAAAAACGTTTGGAGTATTCAACTAAAACCAGTCGAATACAACAGATGTATCAATTTAATAGATTATTGATACACTTATATTATAACATAAAGTTATAGATAATAGTAAGTATGATAGCTTTTGTTTATAGTTTGAACAGTGTATAATTATATATGTATATAAGGAGGTTTTATGATGAATTGCTTTATCCAATTAAAAGACGATAAATATATAGAAATTAAAGAATTAACAGAAATTAAATGTTCATATTTACATGCAGAAAAAGTAACAACTATCACTGGAGATAATATTGATAGATTAAAAATTTCTGATGATGCAAATTATATTTTTGTAGGTAAAACACACGTAGTAGTCAGAGGCTCAGACATATTGTTTATCCAATTTATGTAATGACATAATCTTAATTGATTGCCACAAATCTTTCTTATTTTTACAATTTTAACATTTTACACTCAATGTCTAAGGCAATCAAAACGTTGATATGACAACATTCTTAAAGGTTTTTAAATTCATTAATAATGCTATTTATCAACTCCCGCCGTCTCCACTATGTAGGGAGTGGGACAGAGTTCTTTTTGAATTCGTCGTAACCCCAGCTTGCTTTGCTTGTAGAATTTCTTGATGAAATTCTCTTTGCTGGGGCCCCGACTCCCAGCTTGCTTTGCTTGTAGAATTTCTTGATGAAATTCTCTTTGCTGGGGCCCCGACTCCCAGCTTGCTTTGCTTGTAGAATTTCTTGATGAAATTCTCTTTGCTGGGGTCCCGACTCCCAGCTTGTTTTGCTTGTAGAATTTCTTGATGAAATTCTCTTTGCTGGGGCCCCGACTCCCAGCTTGCTTTGCTTGTAGAATTTCTTGATGAAATTCTCTTTGCTGGGGCCCCGACTCCCAGCTTGCTTTGCTTGTAGAATTTCTTAGTGAAATTCTCTTTGTTGGGGCCCCGCCCGCAAGGATGACTAGAACTGAGAAAAGCTTAGATTAAAGCGCCTTCTCAGTTCAGTCAGCTACTGCGAAATTGCAAAATAGCATAATTATATTATTTATGTCCCAGTCTCTTTTGGTTTTGTATTTAAACGTTTCTAGGTTAGAATATATAAATGATGTTGTATTTATTATATAAAAATATTATAATATAATTAAGTCGACGACCATGCGTGGACTTTAAAAAACAAAATCATGTACAGTAGTAGCCGTCTGCTATGAGACTAGGCATTATAATTGAATATCATAGTGTTGATATAGAGATATGATTAATGAGTGATTAGTCATATCTCTTTTTACATATGCAAACATACAAATCAAACCATCACATTAATGTGTAATGAACTAAAGTTAACCCTTATAAGTAGAAGAGGTGGTTATTTGAGATATGTGAATAACGAGAAACATAGACATGCTTTAATCAGTCAATTAACTGAGAACCAAAGAGAAATACTGTTTAAGTATTATAAATACAGAAAAAAGAATATATTAATTAATGATATGTATCGCTATTCAGAAGAGTGGGAACTTATCGACTTTAAAGTAAATGAAAATTACAGAACGAGTTATAATGATACGCCATTATATTGTGAATGCGGAAAAGAATTAAAGTATCAATATATACTTCGATCAAAGTCAAAAGATACTATTATAAAACTTGGGATTGAACATTTTAAAGAACATAGTGGCATTCCGAATCGTATTGCGTATCAGGTTAGAAAGAATATGTTCTTGTTAGATGATTGGTTGGATGATGTACTCTTAAATCATGATAAATTGATGAATGATTCAGAGTATCATCGTAAAGTGATAAACATGTATAAAGAGTGGAATACGATCTCTGAGTCAGACGTGGAAGAATTTAACTCGAATTCATCAAAGCCTATTACGAGTAAGAATATTGAATTAATTAATGATTTTAAAAAGTATAGTATGGCTTTGCCCACTAACATCGAACAGAAAGTTTTTGCTTTGATTGATTATTTTCATAAAAAGAAATATCTGGCGTATCTAGAAGAACTAGAACGAGAAAGACGTATTCAAAGAGAAAAAGAACAAGAAGCATTGAGAAAAGAGCGAGAGTTAAAACGACAGCAATTATTAAAAGAGGCTGAAGCACGTAATAGTCAAAAAAGAAAAATTATGGCAAAAGAAAAGGCAGATAAGATGTTAATTGCTGAATGTAGAGTAAAAATAACAAAGTTATTAGAAGTGCAAAATGTGATTGATATCACTACAATTTATAATGAATGTAAAATAGAGATAGACGAATTATTAAAATCGCATGTTAATACAAAGATTGTAAATGATATCGTAAATTCTATTAATAGATACACGATGTATACTGTGAAGTTCCAAAACAATAAGCTATTTAAAGCGTGGACTAAGCGTTTTTGATAAGCAACATAGTCATATCCAAAATATATTGAATGAGCGCAACTAAATTATATTATATTTATTAGTCTTGAAATATTTAATAAAAATGTTATAATATAAATGTCAACGACAATGCGTGGACGTTATAAACCGAAATACATTGCATAGCTAAGAATAAGTTTTAAATAACTTAGGAAAGAGAGCAAGTAGGACTTGTTCTCTTTTTAGTCAACGGTCGTGCGTGGACTTTAAAACAAGTACATTGATTATCGGATTTGAAATGCAAATTTCAATAAATGTAGACGAAGCGTTAGAACGAAAGGTTCTAACGCTTTTTAAAGATTCTTCAACATAAATAATATGATAATGCTATTTGGAAAATTTACAGTAGCTGACTGAATTGATAAGACACTTAAATTAAGCTTTTCTCAGTACAGTCGGGCCTCAGCAACGAGAATTTCGAAAAGAAATGCCACGAGTAGAGAAAGCTGGGGTTCGGGGCCCCAGCAACGAGAATTTCATAAAGAAATTCTACAAGCAGTGAAAGCTGGGGTTCGGGGCCCCAGCAAAGAGAAATTCGAAAAGAAATGCCACGAGTAGAGAAAGCTGGGGTTCGGGGCCCCAGCAAAGAGAATTTCGAAAAGAAATTCTACAAGCAAAGCAAGCTGGGGTTAAAAAGGATTTAAACTTCTGCACCACGCTTCAATGATGTTACATCCAATTTCGATGTGGTATATATATAGTAAGCAGACTAAAGTCAGCATGATGAACTAAGACAACTCGTTAGTAAAGGAGCTGTTGAAATATGGAATTATTAACGAAAGCGATTAGTTTTATGATGTCATCTCTTTCTACATGGCTAGGAAGTAAAGATTTATTAAAAGATGTCGGAAAACTATTTGATAAAGATCACAATTGAAAGTACGTCAACGTATCGTTTTAGGCATATGTAAAAACAAAAAAACTAGCATTTACTGTTTCAATAAATGAAACACGTAAATGCTAGTTTTGCTATTAGTTATCGTTAATTTTTTTACCATCTGTACGATCTGATTCGCCTTTGTCTTTATGCGCGTTAGGATTGTCTTTTTTGTCAGAACTTTTCTTAACATTGTCTACTGGGTCATCATTATTACCGCATGCCCCTAATAATAAAAAACTTGAAAGCAGTACAAAAGCTACTTTTTTCATATGTGTCACCCTTTGTTTAATTATATTTAATATCTAATTGATATAAATAATATTAATATAAGTATGTCACACTTTTCTAAAAATTCAACAGTTAATAATAATTTATAAATTCAATTAAATCGAATAAATGAGATAAGCTACGTCATTGTTATCTCATTCACTGAGTGACAAGGCTAGTTACAGTAAATATAGAAAACACGCTATTTCACTGTTAATTAATTTGTACTATTATCTGTCTCATTAGTATTACTTTCTGCTGATGTATCATTACTTCTAAACTGTCCATTTGCACTATCTTCAGAATAACTTTGGACCTGATTATCATCTGCTTGATTTTCAGCATTTGACTGATCTTCAGCACTTGAGTTGTTGTCTGTAGTAGCATTCTCGTTTGAACTGTTGTGATCGCCATTATTAGTGTTGTTATTTATATTTCTGCCATTTTGATTATAAGATTGGTTTGAGTTGTTTGATTGATTTGAATTTTGATTATTGACTGCATTGTTTTGTGTAGTCCCTTGTTGTGTAGAAGGTGTTTCATTAGTTGATTGTTCAGCGGTTGGTTGTTCTTGTTGTGTGCCTTGCTGTTCTTGAGTATTTGCTTCATTATTAGCTGATGTTTCTTCAGAGCGATTTTGTTCTTCTTGAGTAACATTACTATCATCTTTATCGTTATTCTTATCTTTATCTTTTTCTTTAGACGATTTATCCTCTTTAGATTGTGTTGCGTGATTTTCAGATGGATTGTTACTTTCAATCATTTTATGAATGCCTAAAGCAAGCATGCTAAGTAAAATAATCGTAATAGCCATTGCGAAATATTTTAAATAGTTTTTATTTTTAAAAACTGCCACAATAGCGAATAAAATTAAAATAATCGCTATGATTAATAATACGGTGCCTGTATAGAACAACAGTTTCTCCATAGGCTACCTCCATTTAATTTACATTATTAATTGCATTGTACTACACATATTATAAAATACATATTACCTTGTAATTAACATCTAATTACTATTTGAAAACAGAAGTGTAAAGGCTTTATGTATCACACTAATTGACTCTATCGTAAATGTTAATCTCCTCATTCTCTTTGCTGACAGAAACATATAGTTTTTCATCATTTAGTTGTGTTTCATTCGATGTTTGATTTAAGTCGATTTCTGCTAATATTCTAAATGCACCATTATGATAAGGTTCAACTATAGAGATTTCATTTTCATATGCTTGAACCATTAATTGTCTATGTGATTGATTATTAATTTTCCAGTTAGTCATATATTCACCTTTTTCATAAAAATAAAACTACGTTAGTCATAGTCTAACGTAGCGGTTTAATTATTTAAAACTTTGTTCTATCTCCGTGAAAGCTTTGTTAGTAATCGTAATATCGTCAATTCTATCTGCTGTTAGTTGTCCATCTAGATAACCATGATCAATGAGTACTTTACAATTCTCTAAAAAATCATCATATTCACGATCACAGAAATAATCGTCTTGTGTTTTTATACTATTACCAAAATAATTTGCTTCATTTTCTGACTGACCTTCATTAGAACGTTCCATATATAATTTATAAAATTTCGCTATTGTATATTTTTGTTCTTGAGTTAATGTTTCTAACATAACACGTTCCCCCTCACTATAGTACTTTATACCCAATTTAAATAGGGGTGAAAACGTAGTGAGGGTAGCCTAACTCCTGAGAATAGATTATTGAGCGTTTTCAATGCCTTGATTAACTGCTTTGGCAAATTTGTAGAACGTACGGGTGTAGTTGTCTGGGTTCGATCTTGTTTGTTGATCCAGTTGTTTTTCTTTAAAAAACAGTGCACGTTGTCCGGTTGTTAATTCAAGTTGAACGCCGGTATCATTGTCATTTCTATTAATGATATTGGAGGATGATGTCGCCTCAATACCTTTAGGACTCTTTTGAACTGTGAAACCTTTACGTTTTAATGATTTTGTTATTGATTTGGCTAATTGTTTATCATTGCCGCCAACGTAAACAATTGGATCTTCACCTGCATAGCCATGAATGGATATAGTCTCTTCGGAGTGGTCCAACATTTTTAAGAGGGTTGGTTCATCAAATACAGTTGAAGTAATATGCAAACGTTCATTATGTTTAGGCATTAATCCTTCAAAAGTATAAAAATCATACTTACCTAGATTGGCCACACGACGAGCGAGTTCAGTCGTACCTGGTTCAATACCGCCACCGTGAATGGCCGTAACAAGGATGTGATTATCTTTGCGGTTTTTTGCTTTAACACGCCAGTCTTTACCTTCTGTTGTATCATCTTTTAATTCTTGAAAATTTGAATAATAATCTAGTGAGCGATTTTGTTTTTCTTCACGCGTTTTATAAAGTATAAATGCAATCGCTATAATAGCAATAATTAAGACAGAAACAAATAAATAATATACTTTTGAATACCAGTTCTTTCTTTTTCTCATACGACCTTCCTTTTTACATGTAATAATAAAAATGTGTAAATTAACTTTTATATTATAAATTATATTACTCAT